GCCACCGCCGCCACTGCTGCTTTTTATCAGGCTGCCGTTCGGTATGACCGAGTTGATCGTGCCGGAGCTGTCGATCTTCAGCCCAGCGCCATCCAGACCCCTCAGCCAATTCAGAACATTCGCAATCTTGGTTGCTGTCGCGTCCGCGTCACCTTTTATGGATTCGAACTGGCTGGTATCCGGATTGAAGGTCACCCCGGAGCTGGCCGCGATGGTATTGAGCAGCGTAATAAAAGCGCTTTCCTGCTCGTTCACCGCCTGTGACACGCTGCCCAGGTCTTCTGTGATCTGGGATTCGTCGAAGCCCGCGTCCGACAGGGTGTCCATGGCGTTTTTCACGTCTTCCGCGCTGCTGGAGGTATCTTGCAAAATGGAGACCGCCTTTTTCTGGTTGGCGATGTCCCGCATCTGGTCAGCCAGATCCTTTGTACGTTCAGCCGCGTCCTTGCCGCCAGATTCATAGTCGTCCAGCACATCGTTGATATCGTCCCACTGCTTCTCTGTACGTTTGGATTGACGTTCCTCAGCAGCTTCTGCCAGCGCCATTTTTCGAAGTTCCGTTGACGTCGACACCACCGATTTCTTTAAATCATTCAATGCGTTGGTCGCGGTGCGGCTGGTCGACTGATCCATTGCTTTTTGTATACTGCTGCCGATCTGCTGCATGAGAGAATCGTATTCCGTCATCTCTTCAGGGGACGCTAGACCATCCCAGATACGCTGACGGAGTTCTTCAGCCCGCGCATAGGCTTCTTCACTTGCTTCACCACCAAGAAGAGTATCCAAAATGCTGTTGATGTACGTCTCCGCCATCTCTGGGTCAATTCCGGGAGTAGAGGTTATATCAGTCTTCATCTGGTCAATCAACGACTGTATGGTCGGGATATCGCTGCTCACGTTGATATTATTGAAGGCGTCGATCATACCCTGCATCAGCTCTTGGACTTTATCATAGGTTAAATCAATTCCGTTATCAAAAGCATTGTTAATGGCCTGATCCAATGCGCTGCTTATTGCCTGTTGTAGCGCGTCAGGGATTTCTTGTCCTGAAGATTGTGCCTCTATTACCATGGCTCGCATCATATTCGATATAGCGCCCTCTATTTTAGACTGTCCATCGTAGAGATCATTGTAAAGTTTATCAATCTCCCCCTGGAAATCTACCCATTTGGTTCCGGTAAGATCACTACCGCGACGTTCGCCCGTTATACCGCGTGCGATGTCACTTTCGTATTTTGCAATATCCGCGAGGATGCTCGCACGTTTACTCAGAGCATTATTATAATCTGTTTCGTCTTGTACTGCTGTCTGTTCGAGCTTATTAAGCAGCAGCTCTCTGGATACTTCCAATTGCTCTCGCATCAGATCGAGATTTCCGGCAAGCAACCTTCCTTCTGTATCGACAGCTGCCGCAGCAAACCCGTATGATTCTACAAGCTCGGCACGGATATCCACCATGCGTTGGGTATCAGCTGCCGTCTTGACCGCCTTGTTGTTCAGCTCCTCGTATTCAGCAACCAGCGCTGCTGCGCCCTGGTTGCTCTCGGCCAGCGCTTCAACTTCCGCACGCAGCTCCGCCGCTTTTTTCTTGGCGTCGTCTGCCGCCGAAGCCACGCCGGCCACCACCGCAGCAACCGCCGTAATACCAAGGATCACCCATCCGACAGGGCCGATGGATGCCCACAAGGCGCTGAACGCACCGGCCAGTGTTGTGACCTCTCCAGCGCTGACGCCAGCCGCCAGCCCAACCAGCTTAATGACGACAGCCTTTGCGCCCAGTAACGCGATCAGCCCGGTACCCACGGTGATCAGCGTGGTAAAGACCGTCACCAGCACGCGGTTGTCCTCTACGAAATCAGCCAATACACCGGTCGCCTTGGCCAGTACTGAAACAAATGGCGCCAACCCGCCACTCACAGCGTCACCGAACGCCGTGTTGAGCCGGAGCTGCTGCGCTTCCAGCTGCGCCTGTTGTCCGGCGAAGTCCTGCGCGTACTGCGCGGCGTTGCCCACCTGCATGGATGTTTCGGCCATAATGCCGTTGTACACGGCCTGCGCCTTTTCCTGCTGGGCCAGGCTCTCGGTGGTTCTACCAAGGCTTGCGGCATATTCTTCGTACATCTTGGCGATGTTTTTGGACACGCCGGCGGCGTCAGACAGCACCGAGTTTTCCATTCGGATACCTTCGGTGGTGACTTTGACCGCCTCGCCCAGGCTGTAGTTGGCCTGGCGGTTATAGGCTGCGCTGTCCTTCAGACGATCCAGAATATCGGCGACCTGGTCGGCGGAGTATCCGTACATCAGCAGGTTTTTCGCCGCGGCGGACGCGTCCGAAACGGTCATCAGGCCGTCCGAGGTAAGCTTGTCCGTGATGTCCATGAGGTCGCCCATGGATTCGCCTGTGCCCTTGGCCACCGACTGCAGGCCGCGCATGGCGGAGGAATACTGATTATATGCCGCCAGTCCTGATGCTATGGCGCGGGCCATGACGTAGAAAGCAGCGGCAGCCGCTGCAGTCACCGTGCTGACAAGCGCCATCTCGGCGTTCACATCCCGCTGGGCCTTTTCCTGCTCTTTGGATTGTCTTGTTTGTTCTTCTTGCGATTTTTTGTAGCCCTCAGTGCCCTTCTGCGCCTGGGTAGCTTTCTGATCAGCAGCTGAGTAAGCATTCCCGACGGCCTGGAGCTCAGACACCGCTTTTTTAGTGCCGGCCTCAAGCCCTTCCGCCGTTGCCCGTATCTTAAATATAAGTTCCTCGTCCACGCCAGCACCTCCCTTTTTGCGGTATTATAAAAGCACCTCCTCAGGGAAGTGCTTTTTGTTTTGAAACCTATTTTTAAGGTTCTAATCCTGAGTCTTAGATTCAGCGATCTCCAGCATCCGGGCCATCCAGAAAAACACCGCATGTACTGTCAAGGAGCCAAGAAGCACGGTGACGGTAATAATCAGCCCTTGCAGGCTAAATTCTTTTTGCATAACCCCTGTAGTGATGAAAATGCTTGTGAATGCCAGCGCTATGGCTACGATGCAACCCAACACCAATATAATAACGCCAAGCCTCCTCATGTACTGCGGCCAACTGAAACCATCGTCCCGTTTTCCATTATTGAACGAGTTGAACGGGTTTTCTTTAAACTCCTGCATGGCAAACCCTCCAAAGATATGATATACACATTATACCATACGGCAATGCCGTCTACCAGTCTTTAGCATCGACATATACCATATCGTCTTTGCCCTTTTTATCTTTATCGATTCGGTGCATCTCGTTATAGGCGTCCAGCACCGTCAGAAATTCGTCGATATAGTAGTTTTCGATGAGGTCTTTTTTGCTGATGCCGATGGATTCGCCGATGGCGATCCATTGCTGGAGCCAGATAGCAGTGTCGGCAGCTTTTTCTTTATCAGCCCCGACACGTCGGCGAAAAAATCCGTCATGTCATTGAGCGCCCAGTATTCCCGGATGACGTCGCACAGCTCCTTTGGCGTCAACGTATTTTTGATCACGTCCTTGTCGACGCCGAGGATCAGCGATATCGTATTCACCACGTATTCCGGGGCTATCATCAGCAGGCGCGTGACGATGGTGATCAGAGAATCGTTGGTCAGCTTGGTGAGCTCCGCCATGATGTCCGTTACCGTCTTGCCCGGAAATAGTTCGGATATCAGCTGCGCCGGCAGCTCCTCGAGCTCACGCATGGCGATGAGGTATTGCCCGATCGGCACCTTGCGCACCTCAACACCATGGACAATCTTGCCCTTCGGCAGCGTTACGTTCGTGCTGCTGTTGCCCTTAAAGATATTCAGCTTCATCGTAATCCTCCAAAAAAGTGTGAGGGGATGGGGCTGCCATCCCCTCGTGTCAAGAGAGTGCTCAGCCGCCGGCCACCGGCAGCTGGTCGATCGTATTGATCCAGTCGTAGGTACCATCTTCCGAATCCTTTGTGATACGGACGGCGCCGTCTGCCTGGCGCTGGGTCGCGCGCAGCGTCAGCTCGTAGGCCTGGATGTCGTTGTCATCGCCCTTGGTTTTGTGTTCAACCTTCACGGATATGAGCTTGACGACATAGTGCTTGAACATACGGTACTGGCCCTCAATGGTCGCCGCCGCGTAAGCGAAAGCGAATTCGGGCGCCGCGTCGGTGTTCTTGAACAGGTACGTCTTGTCTGTCGCGTTGTACGTCCCGCCGCTGAGCTTTGATTCGACCTCCAGCGGCAGCTCCGCCAGCGTGATGGTCAGATCTTCGTATTGGAAGTCGGATCCGCTGGCATACACGCCATCATCCGCGTAAATCGTGTAGTCGCTCCGGCTGACGTCTTTGGCGAGGTTTTGTGCGCCGGACAGCGCAATCATGGTTCCGGTGGCGAAGGTCGTGTCGTCGTTTGTCGTGATCGGCCACAGCCGTGCCGCCCGGAATCCCTTCAGTGCTAGTTTAGACATTATCATCGTCCTTTCTTACGGTGTGTTCAGGCCCCAAAGGCCCACTTCGATATAGTAGGTCGTCCGCCCGTTTGCGGAGGCGTCCATTTTTTTCGGCCCGCGGCGGGGCCGGGCAATACACCAGCGGTCATCTGTCAACTGGATCCGCTCTTCGTCTATGCCGCTGTCCAGCAGCGTAAAGAGTGCGAAGGCATCGGCGTAGGCCGTGTCGGCATCCATCCGTCTGACACGAATCTGCACATACCGCATGCCGCTGCCGTCGTTGATCTCAGGTACGGTATGATCCCACAAAAATAGCCCGACGCATTCATCGGGCTTATCGGGCATCGTATCGACCCCGATATTTGTATATCCGTTGGCTGTTAAAAAGGTCTTCAAATCACGTAAAAACACTTCTTAACCATCACCTCCCAGCGCTTTCTTGGCCGAATCGATCAAGTGCTTTTTCCAAGCTGACGAGTGTTCCACAATGACACTCTCCAGATATTTAGCCTCGCCGTCTTTATGATAAAACTCCACATGCTCGTGCTGTACAAAGGCGTATGGAGCCGTGAAGCCTATTTCGGCTTCAACGGTGCCATCCCCGGACGGCGCCGGAGCTCCGCCCGCGGTAGTGCTTCCATCCGCGTTGCCGTGGGCTATCTGCTGCTGGTTGACTGTCGCATATCCGCTGCCGCGCAGGTCTCCCAAGTCTTTCGGTGCTCGTTCCACAGACTTTTCAATACATTGCAGAGCAACATCAGTGACAGCCTTCACCGTCGCCTTGGGCACATCCTTGGTGATCTTGTCCAGCTTGGCCTGTATTGCCTTGGACGCCGCCGCATAGTCCGATGGCGTCTTAATCACCCATGTGGCCACTACAGATACACCTCCCGGTGCAGTTCCTCGCCCATGACGCCTGTAATCACGTCAACCGTCAGTACAGGCCACTCGCGGCCCTGCCAGACGATGATGTCACCCAGATCCACCGGGGCGGCGGTCATCACGTACATCTGGCTGATGACCTGCTCGCCCTGGGCATCGCGCACCAGGCGGTGGGAATCTTCGACACGCCCCTTGATCATCGTAGGATCATTAGGCGCTGCGGGTGAGAAGACCGGCGTGCCGGTGTCGGAGGCATCCACCCTCAGCCGCCAGCCCACGTCCTGCATGGCGTAGGTGTCAATCAAATGGCACACCCCCCAGCATATACGGACGCATGAGCCGACCCGCCGCCGGATTCATGGCCGAATGGGCGGACACGGCGCCATACGTTTCAGAGATCTTCCCGGCGGACCATGAGGTAATGCCCATGGCGCGCAGCTGCGCACGCTTGGCGATCTCTTCCGGCTTGCCGACGCTGCCCGCCGCCTCCAGTGCCTGAGCCGCCTGCACCGCCGTCGGCACGGCATCCTGTCCATACCTGGGGAACTGCAGCGGCTGGCCGTCCACAGCCTTTCGCCCGGACAGTGGCAGCCCCTCAATCCAGTCCAGCGCCTCCCGGAGATAAACCTCCTTGTCAGCGGTGGAGAGCGCCTCCCAGGCTTTGCGCCGGGAGTCTACAGACACCAGCCGGATGCTGATGATCGTGTCGGCCTCGGCTGCGGTGATGTATGTGTCAACTCCCGGCGTCATCGCTTGTCACCTGCCTTAGGTCGTAGATTTGTGCAGGTAGATACCCGCCACCTTGTTCTCGTAGGCGTCCGCGATGCCCACATTGCGATAGCCGAACTTCCAGCCGTCTGCGTCTTGATTGTGCTCCGGATCAACAATCTTGGGTGCGACGTGCTTCTGGAACTGAATCACAGCATCCTTCTGGACAACAATGAAGTTGATGTTCTTGCCGTCCGTCGCGTCCTTGATGTAGCCGCCAGCCTCCTGGCCGCTGGTCGTGCCGTCCTTCTGGGTGATCTTGGTGTACAGACGTGTCTGCGGCATGCGCACCACTTTGGCGAACCGCGCAATCACCGCTTTGGATTTCGTCGTGTCCAGGTCTTCGATCAAGCCCATCAGCGATCCTTCGATATACAGGATACGGTTTTCATAGGGCACTTCATCAGCGTCCATCTTGTCAGTTGCCGCGCGCAGTGCTGCCAAGACAGCAGCTCCTGTGGTTAGTGCCGCGCCTGCGACCGTGCTGATGCCCGACACCTGGGCGTACATCGAAATACGGAACGCGTCCAGCTCTGGGGTCACCTTAGTGCGGATAAACTCTCCGGCCAGACGCCCGAACGCGAGACCGGCTGTCTCCAGATTGTCCATTGTATCAATATTGAACATCCGGCCGCGATCGAAATTACACGCGACGGTCTCGTTGACCATCGTGACGTCGCCTGTCACATACCCGCTGTTACGCGAGTAATTCGCCAACCCGCTCATGTCCATCTTCGGGATAATCATCTCGTTGGCATTTGCGCCCTGCTGAACCAGCTCCGGCGCGCCGTCCAAATCGGACGTCAGAGACGCCAGTTTGTACACCTCATCCAGGATGGGGACGTACGCTTTTGCATATGCTATCGAATTTGCCATTTTGTTACCTTTCTACCGCCTTACGCGGTCTTCGTCGTTGTCGGCAGGCCTGCAGCGGCCCGCATTTTAGCCTCCTCAGCGGTACTCTGGTCAGGAGCAGGAGGATTCCCGCCCGCGCCCGGCATGGTGGTCTGAGCGAACGCCCATGCGTGTGACTGCTGCAGGGCCTTGATCTGCTCATCGGCGCCGACGAGCTTACCGGAATCGTCCAGACTGATCTTGCCCATGTCCAGCAGCGCGCCCACCGCCGTAACGTCATGCGCCTTCGCGGCCATCAGTGCGGCGTCCAGCTTGCGCCCCATTTTCAAGGCAGCGTTGTCCTTGGTCAATTGATCCACCTGTCCCTGCAGCGCGGCGCCGTCTACCTTCTGAAGATCGGCCACCTGCTTTGCGAGCTTGCCCTTATCGATTTCAAGCTCATCGAACTTGCCTTTGGCTACATAGCCGCCGTCT